ATTTACCGTGACTTCTGCCTCGGGATCTGCGGTGAATAGCGAGTTCATCAACTGTATACCTTGCTGTCCAGGTACTACTGCTACAGGCTTGCTCAGCGTGTAAGTACTGCTGTCAAATGCTGTGATTTTTGCCACTATTTCCTCACCATACCCCATGCGCATGGTGTATGTTTTTCCTGTTTCAACCATTTAGTTTCTTTCTAAGTTCGTTAAATCCACCTACATACTCTTCATCCAAGAAGATTTGTGGCACTGATCTGGCAGTTGGTACTGCTTCTAATAATTGTTCACGTGTCCAGTCTTGACTGATGTTGCGTACTTCATATTCAATGCCTCGACTTTCCAACAGGCCTTTGGCCTGTTCGCAAAAGGCGCATTGGTCTCGGGACCATACTATGGCTTTCATTTTGTTTTCCTTTTGGGCTCTACTTTAATAATGCATGGTGAATCAATGCGATCTGACATGGCTTTGACACCATCTGCCCAGGCATGCATTTTCACTGACAACCAGTCTAAAAATTGCACTCTCAGGCAGCGATTCTTTTCTTCAATCCGTTCAAACTTTTGCATCACGTTGCGAATGTTCTGAAAGTCTTCAGAATCTCTTATTGGAGTATTGGGTTTGTACATATTGTTTCCTTTTATAAATCTGGTAATTCGTCGTAGTCAAGTTGATCTGACATCACCCCGATAACGTAATTTGTGCTCTCATTCTCTTGCAAGGCCGTCTGCTTCTTGCTGGTGTCCACGTGTTTCATGAACCAAGGAATGGGTGTGCTACGTGGTGCAGGTTCCTGGTACTTGACGCCAATTTCTTTGAGTGCGCCCACTGCTGTGTAGTCCACAAAGTCTTTGAGAATGTTGGCATTGAGTCCGATCACAGGACCTTTCTGGAACAGGTAGTCAGCCCAGGCTTTTTCTTCACGGATAACATCCAGGTACAACTGGTACACTTCGGCTTCGCATTCAGCCTTGGCTGCGGCAAAGCGCGGATCTTCTTTGACCACTTGATTGATGATCCATGCAGTCCAGTCCTTGTGCAGGATTTCGTCTTGTAGGATCAAACTGATGATGTTGCCGTTGCCAATGAAAATACGGTTCTCTACCATGGCTAAACTTGTGGCAAACGATACCATAAAGCGGAATGCTTCTAGTGCATATGACGCATTCAGTGCCAACCATATGGCCTTGATGTGTGACTTTTCTGGACAATTATTTGGATCGTCATCTGTTTCTTTAATGCAGTTTAATTTGTGTAAATCATCATAGTACCGGCCCACACTTGATGCCATGTCCACGATCTCTTGTGTGTCATGAATGGTGTTGAACACATCCTTGGGCACGTTGTAGATGTTGCGGATGATGTGGCTGTAACTTCTTGAGTGGATGTTGGTTTCAAAGAAACTCCAGTTGTACATCAGTGCTTCCAGTTCGGGTATGCCCACAACAGGAGTAAACACCTGTGCTGGACCGCGTCCTTGCAAACTGTCCAAGGCTGTTTGACGCAACAGGTTTGATGTAAAGATATGCTTTACAGTGTCGCTTGCTTCCTTGAAGTCATTGGCGTCTTTGGTTAGTGACACTTCTTCAGGAATCCAAAAGAACCCACGTGCTTCTTGTTCAAACTTCACAAGTTTGTTGTACTTGACTTCTTCAAAGCGTTGAATTGTGACAGGCCCTGCTGGGTCCAAAAACATCTTGCGATGCAGGTAGTCAGTTTTGGTGGCTAGGTTGTATTGTGCTTGGCTCATGTTTTTTCCTCTATTTTATATGTTATTTTTCCTGTACAAAGATCTTGTGTGATAGTTACTATGCTGTTAGGCAAATTTACCACAGCAGGATTTTTTGGCGACTGCCAATGACCGGTGTCCAAATAAAGACGTTCATTGCCGTATTGCATGCCTGCTCTGGGTACAATCAACAACGGTTGTTTGTCTGTGTCTACTCTGAGTTTGCGCACTGGATTGTCTACAAACAATGCATTGGCATCAACAACGTATCTTCCAGCATAGGTGTTATCGGTAGCCCATTTTAAACAATTAGCTTGTGGCGAAAGTTCAGTTATGCCCTGCGGCAAACTTGTTTTTGATTTGATTGGCTTGTGATATTTTTTTGACAGCAACAGATTTATAGCAGATACAAATTGTGCGTCAACATCAACCCCGGGTGCAAATTGATTCTTTTCGTGAGCTTGAGTTAATTTAACAGCTACCTCTACAGATATTGGGGCAGCATAAATTTCTAAAAAATACTGTCCAGGCAAAAATCTTGTTCCAGTTGCTCTAGGCAAACTGTTGTACAAACCTTCGCCCCAGATATTACCATCAACTGTTTCTGTAAAAATTATACTTGCAGGGTGATTACAGGTATGATCGTAATGTTGATTCAATAATGTAATACGGTCTTGCAGTTTCAATATTTTAATTATTTCGCAACCCAGTTGATAACGAGCTTTGTCTGACTCATAGGCAATAATGCCACGAGCGCCGTGTTTTAATGCCAGCATGCTCAGCAGACCTGTACCAAATCCAATCTCCACACATTGTTGATCACAAACTTCGGTTAATATTTTATCATAGAATTGATTTCGTGCAACGTCATTTATCATTGGCAGATACACGCCATTCTGAGTGTTAAAATCAATATTTTGTAACCAGTCCATGATTATAGTTTACAGGATTCGCAGTCTTCTACATCATCAAAGTCTATGACTTCCAATGGTGCTTCTTCTTTGGCTGCTTTGGCGCCTTGCTTGTTGATTAGACTGTAGTAAAATGTTTTGATACCCCAGTGATGTGCTTGCATCAAGTTCTTGGCAATCAAGGTAGTTGGTACCTTGCGATCTGCAAAGTGTGCAGGATTGTAGAATGTGTTGGTGCTGATACTCTGGTCAATGTATGCTGCCAACACAGCGGCTGTTTTTAAATAGCCAACGCAATCCTTTTGTGCCCACATCAACTGATACCGGTTCTTTAACTTGTGATATTCGGGCACAACTTGTGTGAGACTTCCTGCTTTTGATTCTTTGACTGAGATCAGGCTCATGGGCATTTCGATACCATTGGTGCTGTTGATAACAACACTACTGGACTCTACCGGCGCCACTGCCATCAAGGTGGCATTGCGCACACCATATGCTCGCATGTTGCCACGCAGTGTGTTCCAATCCAAGGCAGGATCAGGTGTGAAGTCTGTTAGTTCGTTGACGCCTTTAGCACGTAGTTCCCAAGGAAAGATTCCTTTGCCATAGCGTGTCTTGTCGCTGTCTCGGCATCGACCACGTTCTTTGGCCAGTTCCACAGTGGCTTCGGTCAAGTAGTAGGCTTGGTGTTCCATCCATGACTTGACTTCTGCCAGGGCATCCTTTTCTCCATACTCCAGGCCACGTTTGGCGTGCCAGTAAGCCAGATTTGTAATGCCAATGCCCAAGGGCTGAATCTCATCATTGCTGAGTTGACTTTGAATACTCAAGAAGTCTTGGTAGTCAAGAATGTTACAAAGGCTTCGTTGAAGTACACGACAGGCTCTGCGCATGTCTTCAGGATGGCGGAACGCACCCCAATTGATTGAGCCAAGTGTGCAAAGAGCGATACGACCTTCCTCATCGTCTAGTCGCTTGAAAGGCTTGGTGGGCAACAGGATTTCACAGCAGAGATTGCTTTGGTAAATGGTGTGATACTCAGGATCAAACGGTCCTTGGTCCATGACATTGTCAATGAACACTAGATAGATACGTCCAGTATCGGTTCGTTCCTTGAGAATACCACTTTTGAAAACTTCCTCCGCAGCCATCGTTTTCTTACGGAGGCCGGGCGCTTTTTCATATTTGACATAAAGTTCTTCAAACAATGCTGTATCTTGATAAAATGCTTCATAAAGGTCAGGTACTTGGTTGGGATCAAAGAATGTGATATTCTCTTTGTTTTTAAATCGTCTCCAGAAGAAAGCACTCAGCACAACACCGTAATCCATGTGTCGCACTCGTGTTTCTTCTGTGCCTTGGTTGTTTTTAAGCACAATAAGGTCATCAAATTGTAGATGCCATATGGGATAGAACACAGTGGCTGACGCATTACGAATACCACCTTGGCTACAACTGCGTAAGTCACCAAACCACTTCTTCAAGAAAGGAATCATACCTGTGTGCATGATTTCGCCGCCGCGAATTGGACTACCCAAAGGACGCAAACGCCCAATCTCCAGGCCAATGCCAGCACGTTTGCTGGCATACTTGGCCATCATCTCACCGCTGGCAAATATACTATCCAAGTCATCGTCTGATCTAATAAGAACACAACTGCTAAACTGCTTAGTAGGAG